GTAGAAACATCAGCTTGCGCAGATTGTAGATTCGGAAACACAGTATATGGGGAGTTAAAATTGGTCTTGCGTTTACCACAAATATCCAATTCTTCTCGTTGAGCCCTCAATTGCTCAAATCGTGACGGTTCTTGTCTGCAAGCATACAAGAAAAACTCGCGATCTGACATATTGATGACTCGAGGATCAAAAATCCCATAACGTGAATCAAGTGCTACAACATTGCGCAGTTTGAAAAATTCCTGCCTAATCAAAGAGATTAAGACCAAAATTAACCAACCGTACAAAAGTATCAAGAAGATTAACTTTACAATCATTGTAAGAAATCAACACATGACTGTTCATCATAAAGAACAGGGGGGGGAGTGTTAAAATCCCAAGAAATCTTTCCATACAAGATATCCTTAATTAACATACGTTTATCAGGGAATGCTTCTTCAAATATTTCGCAAAATGATTGTAAAAAACTATCAGGGTAAAATGCCAGTTCCCTAACAGCTTGAAGCCGAACCATCTTTTCCCAAGATGGATCGACACTATCGGTAAATGCTAACATCTTACCAATAGAATTGAAATCAAGCTTTCCAACTAAAGCTTGTTCAATAGGATCCCAAACAGGGGTCCTTTTAAGGAATGTTATCTGAGTTACCTTCTTAAAGACAATCTCAGATTCATCCTTACCACCAGGTTTAATGCCCATACATATCCAATGGGCAAAAGCCTGGATGGCTTCATGAGTATATATACACCTCATTGATTGGTGTACATATTTTAGTGCATCATCACCATAATTGATCAATGCAACAAACCTCCAGAAATTAATCTTCGGATTAACGAAGATTCGATCAGGGGGTAATTTATGTTTGTAATAATACAAACAAAAGAAAAACTTAAGAATTTCCAAAATAGCTTCTGAGATACAATTCAATATTGCTGTACCCCAAACACCACTAGGAATTTTCGTAAACATCAAAAACACATCATTATCGATAATCACCACAAAAGTAGGTAATGATCGTAACACTGCTTTAATACGAAACAATTCTCTCGCATTCCTAATATCCTTATAAAAAGGACATCGCTCAATGATACGGTAGACAACATAACAAGCATAAATAAAAACAAGCAAACGCTTATCATATTTATCATAATCTGTGTCCAACCACCCAACCTCATTAAGAAAAGTTTCTAAGTCATATTGCTGTTCAACACTCGTAAACATTTCCTTCAACCGTTCGGAAAATTCAATACCAAGTGCATTCATACCAATTTGACCAAATAACTTATTACGATGCTTCATAAGAATATCCATAATTGGCGCTAAATACATCCTACAAAACACCAAATAAGCAGAATTACCAGCAAAGAAGATTCGTTCAGTTCCAGATTCGTTCTTCGAAACTTTAACAACCTCATCCTTAACATTGGCAATAGAGATATTCATCAATGGAACACCTCGATCAACTAACTCAAGAGTATCAATTAATTCTTGAGCAAACCAATCAACAAAATAAGGATCTTCACGAGAACCAACTATTAAATCATTCTTCTTCATAGCTGTATGAGGAAAACCACAACCAGCATCAAGATTCAACGGATTAGTTAAATACGTACCCTTAATAACTTGCTGTAGTGTCAATGGCTTAATATCAACCAATTCAGGTTCTATAATCTCCATAATCCTATCAAAGACAATATCAGCAGCCTGAATAAATGGAGTTTGGTTTCTAACAATACCACAACTAGCCATTTGTCTAACACAAGCAAGCTTTGGAC